CGGGTTCTTGGAAGTTATTTAATTAGTTTGGGTTAAATACGATTTTTAGCGGAACGTCTTTTTTGGGATTCTTTGCCGGGAACATCCAGTCAGACATTTGCCGTTTTACTTCTCGATCAAAAAGATAATTTGGATGAACCTTTAAAATCCTGATGTTAGAAACGTTTCCTTCTGGCGTCACATCATAAAGAAGTTCCACCGCTCCTCCAAATCTGAGATTTTCTGCTCTTTCAGGATACGTAATTTTGTTCTGAGCCTGCACGCCAACTGAGAAAGCAATTAATAACGTCGTTAAAATATATTTCATACGTCACTCCATATGTAGTCATATCACATCCATTTGGAAGAAATTGAATTAGAAAAATGCTTTTACTTATAATTCATTCTAACTGAGGTTTGAAAATACTCCATAGGGAATACGCATACCATAAGGCCTCAGCGTGCTGGCCCATGACTGCTGGAGCTTGTTTACCCACTGGCATTGCAACGTTCCATTCTGGAATCTAAAGAATGGTCCCGAAAAACCGGTGCCGGAACCATCATCAGAAATGTTTCCACCAGGTACAGAACTTACAAGAATCCATGAGTCATTACCAATCGCCTGTGAATAAACAGAGTTATCCAAATCGAAGTTTGCCGGAACATCAAAAAAACCAAGGATGCGAGGTATTTTAGCAGCCATTACAGCTGACCAGACTAACTCTCCTGCTGAGTTAAAAACGTCCCGATAACCACTTTCTACAGGCATGTCACTTCGACTACGGGCCATTGAGCCAGCATTAGCAGTCACCCAGTCGGGTCCGGTAAAAAACATTTTGGCATTATTGTTTGGCTTAAACCACCGCAGATTATCATCTACCGGGACACTCGCGTTCGCATGCCCCATATCGTTGGAGTTTCCAAGTAGGCATGTAATGTTGTAATAACCTATATCCGTTATGCTCGTATAGTTAACCGTATCACGGTAATAGGTACCTTTATAATCTGAATCAATTACAAGCGCCCCAGCAGAGTTAAAAACCTGATATCCACTCATATGAATGCGTACATGTCCAAAGTTAAGGTAACTGCAGCGGTATATGCTGAAAGCTTAAATATGCGATATCCGCCATCATATGATCGAGCAGCAAAATTAGAGGGTGTGTAATAGGAAGAGCTTGAAGCAGAAGCCACTACAACAAATGATCCTGATGAAGTAAGCCCCCCGAATGCTCCAGTCACCTGATTGGTATTAGCTGCCACGGTGACGGATGTTCTGCCTAGATATCGAGTATTGTAATCTCCAATATCAACTATCAGCTTTCCATTTGCATCCCAGCACTGAAGGCCACCAGGCATTTATTCTCCTTACCAGAGCCCGTCTCTGATGCGTAAAGTACCATTTGAATCATAAACCTGTCTTAATGTGCCAGTGTCTACAACCCTGCCTGAACCATTTGCAGCATTTCTCTCAAATGTCCCATCTTTACCCAGCATCCATCCGGCAGTCCCGGCAATATAGTTCGTTGACTGGATATATGCAGCGATCATCGCGCTAGTAATGGTCGCATCACCAATAAAGGCAGAATTGATAATGGTCTGGCCGTTCTGGATAGCAAAGAAAGTTTTCGGCGTAGCTCCAACCTGCGACATCACAGCGAAGCGGTCAGCCAGGAACAGCACCTGTGTCTGCATGCCTGAAGGACTGTTCTCGACGCCAATCCCCATGCCAGCTGCGTACTGTCGACCATTGCTGTCTACCGCTACTTTTACTGAGTACTGTGCTGATAGCTTGCCGTTGGTGTCAGCCAGCGCCGTCGAAGTCTGCTGAATGGCTGCCACGTTATCACCCACTGCCGCCTGCACCTGCTCAAACTTTTGCGCATAAGCCTGGTCGTTCGTGGCGATAGTCTGTTTAACTGTCAGGATGTCGGCGCGGTTCTGGTTAGCTGCGCCCGCGATTGCCATCTGGTGATCAACCGTTGCATCGAGGTTCAGCGCGTTCTGCAGCATGGCATCAATGTTGGTATCGACTTTGGCAATGAGCTGCTTACCGGCATCTGTTTTCAGGACCTGCTCGGTAATGTCGCCCAGCAACGCGGTCGCATCAACACTGCTGGCACCCTCCACAAACTTTGTCCAGTCGCCGGTATTGCCAATGCGGTCTACCAGCCGGGCGCGGTACCAGCGGCGAACGCCAGCGGGCATCGGTCCGTGCTGGTAGCTGACACCGGGATAAGGAACATAAGCCAGAAACTGTGGGTTCTGCCCGTCAGCAGTTGTGGCCACCTGAATCTCAGTGTAAGAAGTATCACCAGAACCATCAGGAAACGCCCAGGTCACATCAATTGCCCAGACCACATTATCAGTGGCGCGGAGGTTAACCGGCGTGCCCGGCTTACCTGCTTTGCCAATTAGTGAGGTTGAATCGGCGTATCCCCACGGGGAAGATACCTCAGCGGCATTCACAGCACGCACGCGAACATCATAAACGCCGGTGTAAATGCCCTGAATGCTGAAGCCCTGAGCACTGGTGACTGCAACGTTAATCCAGTCGCCTTTGTCCTTGCGCCACTGCGCTACATAGCTGATCGCACCCTCAACGCGATCCCACGTCACCTGCATTGATGAGACAGACATCCCCTGCTCAACAAAGCTGACTTCACCAATTCTGATGTTGGCCGGCGCCTTCAGCACGCTGATGGGCGTTACCGTAACTGGCGCTGGCTCAATGCGCACGCCGTCATCAATGTAACGGTACTTATTCGGGTCATGCTGCACGCCGGTAATAGTAAACGTGCCGTCATCATTCCCGGCTACTGAGGTGACGCGGAAATACTGGATTGCCAGACTATCGCTGTCGATGGCCCAGACTGCGCCCGCCACCGGCGTAATGCGGAATGAGGTATTCACGCTGACCGTTTTCTTATCGGCGCTGATACTGCCGATTGTACGGGTCTGCGCGGTACCATCCGGCAGGTTCACAACCAGCCGGTCACCTGCAGCGTAATCAACGGCACGGTCGAGCGTGATGCGCAGGCCATTTACCGCGCTGATGCGGCCACCGTTCTGTTTGCCGCTGCGGAACGGGTCCGCCACACCGATAATTTCAGCGGGGATCGGAATGTAGCCGTCCAGGCCGACGCCGAATGAAACCGTACCGTCTTTAGCGTTAGAGAGGATGGCCCAGCGCCCGCGGCGGTGCGCCTCACTCTGAGACGTGCAGCCAATGGCTGTCAGGCTCATCTCGCGCACATCATAGCGCTGCACCAGATCGGAGTCGTACACGCCCTCTACCGTGTCGGAATAGTGGTTAATCGGATCGGACCAGCTCACCTGACAGGATGAATAACGGTTCTTATAGCTGCCCCCGGCATAGGTAAACAGGCCGTCAATGACGTTCGCGGCGTGGTACACGAAATCAACGTCTACGTTGCCGTCTGAATCGACCTGCGGTACGTCTGCATTCACGAAAATCTGGCTGTTGCCCCAGAACGTGATGCCACGGAATATCGCCGCAATATCCTTCAGGACGGTGTACGCATCCTGCTGACTCTGGATGAAGACGTTACAGGTAAAGCGCGGCTCCGTGCCGCCTGCGCCGTCCGACACCATCTGATCGCAGTACTGAGAAATGCTGTACAACTCCCACTTGTCAATCATAGTGGCATCGACACGCGTCCCCATGCCGAAGATTTTATCCAGCACCAGGTCATAGAAAATCCAGGCGGGGTTGTCGGTATAAGCGTATTTAAAATCACCCTGCCATGTACCGGCATAGGTGCGTGAAATCGGATCATAAGTTGTCGGCACGCGGACCAGCCGACCTTTTGGCTTACAGGTTACCTTCGGTGCCTGTCCGCTGAACTGGCTGGCATCGACCTCGAGATACAGCAGCGCGGTGTTGGGATAGCGCAGCTTGCTGTCGATGACCTCTGCAAAAGAAAATACTTTGAAGGCGTTAACCAGCTTTGAGGATGTTGAGTCAGCGGTGATGCGGCGTACCCGGATTGACCAGCCGGATGTCGCTTTAGGTAAATCGATACGGTGATCGCGCTGGTATTCAGAAGTGGTCTTGCCGTTAAAGCTGCCGTCAACAACGGTGGCCCATGTGCTGCCGTCTGTTGACAGGTCAATAGCGTACTGCGTCACGGTGCCAACCATGTCACCGTTATCTTTATATTGATACTGCACCGGCAGGCTCAGCTTGATTCGTACGGCATCAAGCGTCAGATTAGTGAACTGGCGCGTCCAGGCGACCGACTGCGTAACGGCAACGCCCACTGACAGCTCGTTATCGACTTCAGGCATACCCTGAATATAGGTCTGGTCCTGCGTTCCCCTGCGCCAGTCCCATACGACACCGGTAAAATTATAGGTGCCGTCTTCATTCGCCAGCTGCGTATTGTTCAGGTAAATCTGTTGCGCGGTTAAATCGCCCTGAATCTCCCCCTCGGAGATAGCCAGCAGCATTTTTAATTTGGCGATAGACAGCAGATCGTCTGGCTGCTCTACCGGCGTATGGGCGCTGCCGCCGCCGCCTTTACTACCCTGAATTACGGCATCTTCGAGAAGTCGCATATTTCACCCATAAAAAAAGCCACCCGAAGGTGGCCTGAAAGTTAATCCCGAAAAGATTACTGCTGATCGCTGGTAAAGCTGCCTGCACTGATGACCGCGCCGCCGATTTCCCGCGTCCCGTAAAGCACCGGAACCGGATAGCCCATTGCAACTGTATTGACCGGCGCACCAAACGCATAGTTCGGCTTATTGTCCGTGCTGGATGATGCACCCACGTTAAGCTTGGGCTGCGGAGTCAGCATCTGAACGACACCACCCAGCAGCATGCTGATACCCATACTGGTAAGCGCGGTCACTGCAAGGCCTGTCGCAGTAGTGGTACCGAGCGCCGCACCGTAAAGAGCCAGCGAACCGCCTGCTGTGAAGAACGCGGCCACAATCGCAACGGCCCCGATGATGATCTGCAGCGTGCCGCCCCGCTTCGATCCCTCCAGAATTGGCTCCATCTGAAATTCAGTCGCGGCTGAGGACATGTCGAACTCCTGCAGACCGATATTGTCTTTGCCGCTGAAAAAGGCGAAGCGGATGTTGTTGAGGTGGGCGTTTGACACAAATTTTTTGAAGCCTGGCACCTGTGAGCACATCGCACGCAGCAGTTCCCGCAAATCTGCGACGTGGAACTGGTGAACCGGTCCGAACATTTTTGCCATCCGGCCTTTGAGTCGCATGGTTTTAAGCATCCATCAGCTCCTTTCTGCGCACGATGCGCACGGTACGGTTACGCCAGTATTCGCCATAGGGTACCCGGGTAGAGAGGCTCCCAGCGTTGTGATGAAGAATGATATTGTTGCCCAGATAGATTGCGGCGTGATTTGTAACCGGAGCGCTGATGCGCATCATGATCATGTCACCCTCACGCAATTCCGCTGGCTCAACCTCGACAAACCCCTCTGACTGCCAGTTGTCGTCATACAGGTTTTCTTTGCCGTCCACCCACCACTCATAGTCAACAGACCAGTTCTTCAGGGTGATGCCGTGCTCACGCTGGTAAAAGTCCATGATGAGTGTCCAGCAGTCATTGCTGCCAATCAGCCACGGGCGACCAGTGTAGTCGCGGTCAGTTCGCGGGCTGATGGTGCAGAAGTCGCCGTCCGGCCACGACATGATGCCCCACTCCACGCCGGAGAAGTCGCACTGAACCCTGTCATGTTCTGACGGAATGAGCTGCGGCACGTCCGGGTGAGAGTGGATGACCATAAGAATGTCGCCTTGTGCCTCTGCTGCCCGCTTATCATCCGGCGACAGCGTGAAATGCTCGGTCGGCGTGTCAGCGATATTCCGGCAGGGGATGTAATTCTGGGTTCGGCCTGACTGGATGACCAGCCCGCATGCCTCTTTCGGGTATTCAGCGGCGACGTGCTCGCGTATCGCCTCAAGAATCTTTTTGCGCATCGTTATTTCCCCTGCAGGTTTGCAGCCGGGAACCCGCCGAAAGGCAGTGGCTGGTCATCGCCAAATCGTGCTTTGCAGTCAGCCATACGCCCGCCGCAGACATCTTTTGACGGGTCATTGGATGTCTGCGG